CCTGGGTGCTGCTTGCTTGGTTTGCTTCTTCTTCTTCCCCGTCTTTCCACCACCACGTAGCTTCCAGTGTAGACGGTAAGTCATGTCTGCGTACCACATACAGCTGCCTGTTTTCGGAGCTTCGATGCCCGCCACCATGAGGCAATATTCTGAGGTGCTTAGTCCGGTGCACCTTGTCACCTCTTCCTCTATCCTCTCCGTTGGCACTTTGCCGTCAACTAGTGCGACTTCCACCGTCCTCGTTCTCAGACCTGGGATAACTAGAAGGACTTGAGCGATTGTTCTATCTTTCGGTGACACCTTGTCGAGCAGCTTAGTGGTGATCTTGGCCACTGCGTAGCCCGCCGCGCAAGCCGCAGCAGTGGTGAGAATCACCTCTTTGTACGCAATGTTGCCGTTGAGAGCATGCATCTGGCGGTTATGATTTCGTGCTTTGAAAGCCGCGTACCCCGAAAGGCTATACATTACCTTGTCCGTCGGCCTCCAGTTTTCCGCCTTGTCCAGCCACGCGTCGGCATCCACGTCGAACAGATCATCTCCTGTCCAGACATCACGCCACGATTGGTTACTGTGCTCATTCGGTTCGTCGTGCAACTTTGGACCATCTGTATCGACTAATGCCACGGCATCAGCGACTGGATGGTCGAGGTCGTCGCCCAACGACAGCGTCTTGAGGTGTTTCTCCCAGCTCGCCAACATGGGCTTGGTGATTCCGTATCGGTGGTTGAGTTGCTCATAGGTGGCAGGCGTCGGGTCTGCCGCTTCGCAAGCTCGCATGGCCGGCACCGTTTTCCGCTCAAACCAAGGATCATGCCCCGCTGTGAGTTCCAAGATGCGGTCCCAGTACGGCCTTATCACCGGATTATGGGAATCGGAGGCGTACGATGACAATGCAACGCCTCTCATCATGCTAGCGCCATCAACGTCGCGGGGTGGGTCCACAGCGTACGCCGTTCTGAAACGCCTGCCCGACTTCGCCGTCATGCGCATGCCGATGGAACTGTCCAGTGGCGTCCTGCTGCAGAAAGCGACGTCGCCGACGTGGCCGCGGTAGAACATCTCAGCCTCATGACCGAGTCGTTGCATGCCGCCCGCCAGGTCCGGGAGAGTGCCGTTGTCGTTGACTGGGATGGCCAGGGCATTGTCATCTCCCGCGACGAAGAATTTGCATTCATCCATGAGCACGTCCAGCGGCTTTCCAACGTGGCACTTAGCCACTAGGAATAGGTGGCATTGGCCATTGCGCCTCCCGTTGCCGTGGTACGTGGCCTGGCCGCCGGAGTTTTCCTGACCGTCCGGCTTGGTCACCATGAATCCGAAGGCCAGCAAATATTTGCCTCTCGTGTCCTGGAACATGAGAAGCACCACCGCTCGTGGAGCGCCGTGGCGCTTGTAATGATTCACGTCCATCCTATTCATGGGTGCCACTTGCTCGTCCTTGCTGACATCCCAGGCGCCGCAATCGTTCTCTCCGAGCTGCGACCCACTCGAATGCAGGTTGGCCAGGGTCTGAGCCACGTCAACCTCAGAGATCTTGCCGGACACAACGACCAGACAGAAGTCGAGGTTCCAGCAGCGGTTGAGCACGTCACAGTAAGCCATGAGCCACGGTCCTAGGAGGACGAGAGCGTACGGGTGGTACGGTATGATCGGCCGCGGTGCTTTCTCACACGCAACCTGTTCAAAGGCGCCACTCCTGAGGCTGTATGCGCTGCGTACCGACAATCCTTCAACCTTCATGAAGCACTTGTGCTTGCCGGCCGTCATTCGGAGAAACTGCGGTGACAAATGGCTGTTCTCGTCGATTCCCATCGCTGTCAGTTCCTCCTTGCTCTTGCGTAACAATTTTTTGACTTCAGGTTTGGAACCAACGCGTTTGATGAACTCGTCGAACGCTACAGACCTAATGTTACGCACAGGTGATCCGTCGGGATAACGAAACCACTTGTGTTCCGTCCTCATGTTGAATTCCAGGAATTCAGCCATGAGTTTGCGATCGCCGACTGGGGTAGCGCGAACCAATCTATTGTATATCATCGACCGGATGTTTCGCTCGGTGTGCGCCGGTACGAAGGGACGGGTGCTTGGATGTCCCAGTCCGTACTGTACGGCCTTCACCTTACGCGATAGGCTCCCGAGAGAGGCTATGCCGACAGGCAGCTCTTGAGTGGCTTTGCCGCTGTCGATGACTGTGTCTTCCTTGTCGGTGTAAGGGCGTTGCACAACTTCAGTGCCCGGCTTCTGCTGCTTAGTCTTTGAGGGCACCATGTCCTCCCCAAAGAACGCTTTGACGGCCACAGGGAGTCTCGCGCGAGAGCGGTGCAGGTAGCCGTCGAAGATGACAGCTCCATTGGCCGCCGAGGCCGACAGCTGCCGCCTCAATTCGGCGACACGCCCCACCATCCTGAACGCGTGGACTACACGGCGATCTCCACTCATCGCGATTGTTCTCCGGAGCGTGATCGCGTGTCTATAGAGCTTCCACAACGTGATCATCAGTATGGTGGTTGCTGAGGAACCCGACACGGTGTTTGTCGATATTGAGGGCCGCAGTGCTTTGGCTATGGCGGCACCAACCTCATCTTGGGAAGGCGCGCTCCCATTTACAAAATTGCGGAATAGAGGTGCGACCACCGTGTTCCACCCAACATGTCCTAGGATGGCTTCGCGCAGAGGCATGGCCCAACACCCAAAGTGCATTAAACTCGTGGCCAACCTGCACATGAAGAGAGGCAAGACTTGAGACTTGTGTAGGGATAAGGCATCGTACACGTTGCTGAGCATTTCAATCGTCACGATGGCCACGGTGACCCCCAGACCCGATTCCAACCCTACCATGCCCAGCTCCTGTGGGTGCTTCAAGCATTCCTCAAATGCTGGGACCCAGCAGCAATTGAACCAGGTGTTTCTGATGTCCGAGACTGCCATGGGCGCCTTTGTTTCAGTCGCTTTGGCCACGGCCGCCGCAACGCTCATGCTGGTTTGCCCAGCTAGAGAGGCCCAGCCCTTCTCCACCTCTGATCGGATGCTGGTGGCAGCTGCGCCGACCTTGTTCGTCGCTGCCGATAGCAGGGAACTGATAGCACCGCCTACGTTGCCCGCAGTCTGCACGACGTCAACGCTTGGCTTCAGCTTGCCGGAGAGTGCTCGAGCCAATATCTGGTTGACTTCCGTCAGCTCAGCCTCCCTCTTGC